AACAGCAGCGCCGCCAAGCAACACCTTTTCCAGATGCTCGGCCAAAAAACCCAGCGCATCGCTAATAATGGGCTTGAGCGACTTAAACGCATCAGCAACGCCAACAATGACCGGCCCAAAAGAACCGAATTGATCGCTGGTCAGTTTCGCCCCTTCTGTCATCGAGACTAGCGACTTGGTGAGAGGTACCGCAATCGCGACCACAGCGCCAAGCGCAGCGCCGAGGATGCCAAATCCGCCAAGCAACTGCGGCAACTGTTGCCCAAGCGCAACGCTGGCCGCCGTGCCTGCGCCGACCTGAGTGGCAAAGTCGCCGACCTGAAACGAGACATTCTGCAAGCTGCGCCCGAACGCGCTGCTTGATCGCGTGGCCTGCGGCAAGGCAGTCGTGCCAGCCGCCCGAATGTTATCGTTGGCGACCTTCATGGCGCGGCCAAGGCCAGTTGCTTGGTTGCGAACTTGCAACATAACATCGGCCAGGTCGTCGGTCTTGACGCCGGCCTTTTGCATTGCCTCCTCTAAACTCTTGGTAACGCGCTTGGTCTGCCCGAACTTATCAACCAACCGGCCAGACGCATTGACCGTCATCCCAATTTTATCTTCGAGCCGGTCGAGCGTCTGGTTCAGTTTTGTGAAGTCGGTTTGGACATCGGTTGTGTCCGCCGTGATCTTCACGCGCATTTCGGGCAGTGCCATGCTCTAGCCTTCCTTGGGATAGCCGCGCGCCATCCAATCCTGCAATTCGCGCACCGTTCGCCTTGTCAGTTTGCCGGGATAGTTGCCCGGCTGGTCATCTTGATGATGTTGCAACAATAGCAGCACTTCGCCAAGCGTCATCGACCAAAACTCACTTGGCGCCAAGCCCAGCCCGCGAACGCAATTGAGATAGAGCGCATTCCAGGCAATCGGCTCTATTTCGGCTTCTGGGTGCGCTTGGGCTTTGCGGCCGGAGCCGCTGGCAACTTTGGGCCGGTTGCATCCTCCGGTGGACTAATCGCCGTTACCAGCGTTTCGCAGAATGAAATAATCCACCGCGCTTCATTGTGCGAAAGGTCGTGCATCATCTCGCCGTAAACGTCATCTTCGTTCACCTTGGCGCCGGCCTCGCGCAGGAAACCGCAAGCGATAGTCGCCAGGTCGAAGATGGGCAGCGCGCCGGATTCAGCTTGCGTGCCGACTTTGTGAATCACGCCCAGCAGGTTGATATCACCGTCGCCCTCGATGCGTCGAAGCATCCGCACCGATGGCGTGATGAGGTAAGTCTCGCCTTGATAGGCAATCTCAATCTCGCGGAATACGCTCGCCATTTTGAGCCTCTACTTTCTGAGGGGCACCCCTCAATAGGAAAAAGGCGGGCGCATGATACGCCCGCCCGATCACCGGCAACTTGAAACTAGGTCGCCGTCCAAGTCACCGCGCCGCTGGAGGCAACCGTCATCGAGAAGGTTGCCGCCTCTGCGCCATCCGCGCCGCTGCCCTCAAACGAGTTGATGACAAACGATCCGGAAATTGTGCCGAGAGACTGCACGTCAAAAGCGAACAGGTGCGTTGCCGCCGAGACGCCAGCATTTGCGGCCAGGCCCAGGAAAGTTCCGGTGGTCAGCACGCCTTCCACCGTCATCTCAAACGATTTGCGGCCAATGTCATCAAGATAGGTGACAACGCCGGAATCGTCTTTGTCGGTAATGTCGATATGCTCGTTGCTGATTGTGAAGCCATCGGTACGAGCGCCTGCCATGTCGGCATATGCTGCCGACGCAACGGCTTTGTATTGCACGCGCATATTGCGCCCTGCTGCTGCGGCCATCTATTTGATCCTTTCGAGATTGCCGGTTGATCTGTGCCGCGTTCGCGGTCATTGGAGCGTCAGCCTAGGCTGACCACCCGAAATTCGACCATGGCGCGACGGGTAACACCGTCGTCCTCGGTCATAAACTCCATGTCGGTGCATTCTGTGGTGATGTGGCCAGTCAGGCCCGCAAGCGTCACCCGATGGAGCGCCAGGAACACCTGCCGCGCAATGGCCTTGATGGCGAGTTCGCTTGGCGTGCGGTGCCATACATCAACCTGCACAAGCGCTTCGCTGCCGGCGTCGTCCTTGGTCGTAAAGCCATCGTCGGTCAGGAATGCAAGCGTGATATAGGGGAAGTTCCCCGCCGCCTCGGCATCGACTACTTGCGGCGCGCCCATCGTCCAGATTGGCGTTTCAGCGCTGGCGCTGGTCAGAAGCGTTGTGACCGCCGACACGTTTACGGCGTCATAGACGGCCTGCTGTATCTCTGCCGGCCTCATCGCTTGAAAATGCCCCAAAGTTTATCTTTTAGGCGGTTCCATATGCTAGGCTTAATTTGAGCCGACGGCTGATTAGTAAATTTTCCAAGCGCCTCTGAAACAAGCCGGGTCAATATCTTTTCGGCCTCTTTAGCAGCCGGTCGCCATGCCGGCCTTGGCTGAATAATACGGCCATCTGAATATTTGTGGCCGTACTCCAGCGCCCGCGCATATTTCACGCGGTTTACAACCTCAACGCCATCGGGCAACTGACGGAACGTCATGCCGCCCGCAAGCCGCCCGGTGTCGGTTTGCGGCGCTTGCCCTGGCGCGCTGGCTTGATGCCTGCGGCGCGGATTGTACTTCGTATAAATCCGCCCAGACGCCGGCCCGCGCTGGTAGCGCTTGACGATATCGCCGTGCATCCAAAGGCCGGTTTTTGTCACAGCCTCATGAATTGCGGCATCCAATTCCTTTTGCCGGCTAGCAAGTGCGGCTCGCATTTGCGCCAGCCCCTCGATGCTCGGCTTAACCATCACCATCAGCTAGCCTCTCCGCCCTCTATGTTGATTTCCAGCCAGCGGTTGCGCCGCTCAAGATTGTTGATGAACGTGATATTGTGCGCTTCGCTGTCGATCAGCACTCGGTCGCCTTCGCGAAGGCCCGAGAAGTACCGCACCACGATCCGAGCACTGGTCCGCGCCTCGACCCGGTTGGATAAGAACCGCTCATAGCCAGACAGCGCCTTGTAATAGGCTCGCGCAGCTGCGCCGCTGATCGTGGCCCAGGTTTCGGTTGCGCCGCCTGCGCCATCGGCCACGCGGGTTCGCCGCTGAAATGTTACGGGCGTCCGCAACATGCCGGCGTTCACATCACAGCATTTCATAAGTTAATTCTCCTGCGGGATGCTCGATTGCGTAGGCGGAGCGCCGCTGTTGAGAATGATGCTAAAAGACGCCGAAACATCCGCCGTGTTAGCGCCGACGCGGCCCATACTTGCTAACTTTGGTCAGACCCGTAGAAATGCGACGGGTAATATTGAGATAAGACGGGTGCGCCATCAGACTTCCAGCACCTCATAACGCCGGATCAGCTTATCAACGCCGCTGCCAACATAGGCATCGGCTGGCGTGCAACCGTCGCCGCGATGCTCATACGCGAACGCCGCAAGCTGCCGGATCGCGCGCCGGATCGGCGTCGGCACGTCGTCAGGCTCTGCGCCATAGCCGGCAACGTAGACGATCTCAATGGCGTTATTCGCCCGCAGCGCCACCGGCCAAGTCGCGCCGACTTGCAGCGTCAGTCGCCCCGGCAGGCTTGCCGTGTCCACGTCAAACGTGCTGCTGACCGTGACTGCCGTACTGGTGCCGTCCTCATCGTAGACCGTGCATGACGTGATCGAAGCCAGCGGATAGCGCGGCAGGCGCACGTCGGTTGCGTTGGCTGGCCCATGTAATTCGGCGATGCTGCCCTGGCGCACGCCATCCCACCACGGCTCGCGTCCGCGCGTCGGCCAGCGATCCAGCGTCAACTGCCAAATCTGCGTGATCAGCGCCAGGCCGGTCGTATCCTCCAGTTCCTGCGTGCATTCCTGAATCAGCGCGGCCAAATATTCATCCTCGCCGTCGTCCTCGATGCGCAGGTGCTGCTTAAGTTCGCGGATCGTGATCGGCTCGACCGCTGGTGCGCTGGTTCGCCGGTTCGCGCGATAGTCCCAAAGCCGCATCAAAGCACCTTCTCGATCTGCATTATGTCGTATCCTTCATTCGGGAAGGTTTCGACGCGCCCGCCGCTATAGGTCACGTCCCACTCCAGCCGATAGACGCCATGCGTGGCCGTCTCTGTCGTGGACAGTTGGTATTGCACCACGCCGCCGGTCGCGCTTGATACCGTCACGCTTTCGCCATCAATCACCCGCGTCGTGCTGCCGATGCGCTTGGCTCGGATCGTGACCGTTGCGCCGGTCAGGTTGATGACCGTGCCGGCGCTGTCCTTGAGCGTTGTGCTGATGGTCGGCGAGTCGTCATCTTCTTTGATGTGAAAAGTAGCCATCTATTCCTCGTCCGCCGTCTGGTTTGGCCCCATTGCGCCGAGCGTGCTGCTGTTACCCGATCCGCCGAGCGTGCTGCTGTTACCCGATCCGCTGAGCGTGCTCGTGGTCAATGACGCGCCGGCATAGACAATACGCCCTGTGATAAACTCGCCCAGAAATCCTGCGCCGCTAAGCAATGCGGCCGGGATGGTTAGCGCACCCGTGCCGGTAATCGTCCCCTTAGCAATGCCCGCAATCACTGTTACCGGCAGAGTGATCGTGCCTGTTGCTGTTATCGTGCGCTCCGCAGCGCCCGCAACGTCAACTGCGGGCAACGTAATATTGCCCACACCTGTTAGCGCCCTTTCGGCCGCGCCAGCCAGCGTCAGCGTCGGCAGAATCAGGGCGCCAGCGCCCGCAATCGACTGCTCGGCAATGCCGGCGATCAATGCGGCCGGAAGCGTCAGCGCGCCCGTGCCGGTGATAGTGCCGCCGGCATTACCAACACCACT